GCAGGCCAGTGGGCGATCAATTGCTCTTACAGCAGCCTCTTCGTCGAGTATGGCCTGACTCTGTTCAGGAGTCAAGTTATCGTAGTCGATTGGTGGTTCTAGCGGAGGTGTAATGTAAATAGCACGTGGACCATCTGCAGTTGGCATTGTTAAGGATGGATAACTGTTGGGCAACATCACAGCAGGATTCAACAAGTCTGCCAATGTGTTGATGTTTGGTGTCCAAACATCTAATATTCTTAATATATTTGCAAGCTCGTCGCCTGTGACACTACGTAATGCGTTATACATAATTTTTTGCACAGTGTCAGTTACTATCACAGCAGGATCATTGAGATTTAAAATAATGTTGTCAGGCACGCCAGCCTGGCTCAGTATTCCTATCAACGGACTGATTGTTCCAGCACGACGTGATATCTGTTGTATCAGTGCCAATGGCGTTCCGTAATTGTCAAGATTCCCTAGATCTATGTAGTGGCCAGAATTGAACAAGTCATCGCCCATTGCAGCCGTGGCCCGATTGATTTCAGTAAGTCCTGCAGTGACAAGATTGTCCATGCCGGTAAATGTAGGACCTAGATAACTGTTGGAGTTTACTGCACTGTTGATAAAGACATTTACAGTTGAACAATAACTGTCGGCTTGGGTAAACGTTTGTACAAATTTACTAAGGTCACCGTCGCCCATGTATGCTTCTGCTGTCAGTGTGACAATGCCTGTCATTCCGGGATTGGCCAATGTGGATGTGACAATTGCTGTGGTGCCAGGAACTATAGAATCAGCCAATGCAGGGCAACTTGTATTGGCAAATGTTTGTAATAACAGTTGTGTTGATCCTGGCAATCCACTTGCATTGCCAATAGCGTCTATCAAAGGAGTCAATAACAGGGTTGATTTATATGCATCAACTGTAGCAGTTAGATTTGCATTAACACTGTAGCCTTGATTTTGAAACAAGCCAGCGGCAGCTTGTAGTTGTAGTGGAGACAATGATCCCGCCATTATCCTACCCTTACGTCAGGACTGCCGCCTGTTCGTGCATGTCCACAGGTGTCAACATTGCCAGTTCTAACAACAGGTTTTCCACCAGCACGTACTGTGCCGCTACCACCAGCAGTGCTTGCGGCAACATGTGGTGCATGTGCTTTTGCTGGCTTCCATGGCGCATGAGCAGAAACGCCTGTGCCATCAACCACAATAGGCTTGCCGTTAACTCGTACTGATGCCACACCTGCTGTGGCTGCACCGCCTTCTGAGTTTGTATCACCTTGTCTTTGTACTGCTGGCATGTTGTTCCGTTCTTGTCAATTATTTATCCAGCAATTTACACCAATTTAATACCAGTGGTGCTTTGTATAAACTGATCAGCAAACATCTTGTCTGTGACTGCAACCACTGTAACTGTGCTTTTTGACAATTTAATATCTTTGTCTGGGCTCACTGTAAACAAGTAGGGCATCAGTCCTGGACCTTGGGCACCCATGGCAATCACCATTGGGCGTGATAGCTTGTAGTGTGCATCAGTTTCTTCCACTAATTTTCCAATCAGCTCTTCACCGGACGTTAGTTTAAACGTCACTACTTCACCTACTGAGGCGCCTTTGTCAATTAACATATTATAATACTCCATCGCCGTAGCCAACAGCGTTTTCCTGTTCAAATAACTTTTTAAGTTCTGTAAATCCGCCAACAAGTCTATCATCTAAAAATATTTGCGGCACGGTTCTGGCAGTCGGTACTGCTTCTAATAGTTGTTCTCGGGTCCAATCTTTACTTACATTACGTTCTTCAAACTCAATGCCATTTTGCTTTAACAATGCTTTTGCTTGGTCGCAATAGGGGCACTGATCTTTACTCCATACAGTTGCTTTCATATTTTTCCTTTTATTTTATAAATTTGGCAGTTCGTCGTAATCTAACGTGTCACTCATGATGCCAATAACATAGTTAGTCGACTCGTTCTCCTGCAGTGCAGTTTGTTTGTTCGATGTGTTGACGTGTTTGTTAAACCAGGGAATCGGTGTGCTCTTGGGAGCAGGTGCTAGATATTTAATACCAATTTCTTTTAATGCGGCAGCGGCTGTGTAGTCCACAAAGTCACGCAGTATGTTGGCATTGAGTCCGATCACAGGCCCAAACTTGAACAGGTATTCTGCCCATTCTTTTTCTTCACGAATAACATCCATGTACAGTTGATACACTTCTGCTTCGCATTCGCCTTTGATGGCTGCAAAGCGTGGATCTTCTTTCACAACTTGATTGATCAAAAATGCAGTCCACTCTTTGTGTAGTATTTCATCTTGCAGGATCAATTGAATAATATTACCATTGCCAATGAAGATCTTGTTCTCTACCATGGCTAGGCTTGTGGCAAACGATACCATGAAGCGAAATGCTTCCAATGCGTATGACGCATGCAGTGCCATCCAAATTGCTTTAATATGTTCACGTTCTGGAAAGTCTTCTAATAGTTCTTTACGGCAATTGATCATGTGTAGTCGATCATAGTACATTCCTACACTACTTGCCATGTCCACAATCTCTTTGGTGTCGTGGATTGTGTTGAACATTTCCTTAGGCACATTGTAGATGTTGCGAATGATGTGGCTGTAACTACGGCTATGAATGTTTGTTTCAAAGAATGTCCAGTTGTAGACCAGTGCTTCGAGTTCAGGCAATGATACCACTGGTGTAAAGATTTGACTTGGACCACGACCTTGTAAACTATCTAGTGCTGTTTGACGTAACAAGTTTGATGTAAAGATGTGCTTGACAGTATCCGACGCATCTTTAAAGTCTTGTGAGTCTTTGGTCAGGGAAATTTCTTCTGGTACCCAAAAAAATCCACGTGCTTCTTGCTCGTACTTGGCAATCTTGTTGTACTTGACTTCTTCAAAGCGTTGGATGGTAACCGGACCTGCTGGGTCCAGGAACATCTTACGATTGAGGTAGTCTGTTTTTGTTTTTAAATTGTATTGTGCTTGGCTCATTGTATTACCAGTGTCTAATTGTGTTGGCTATAATAAAGCCACAAGTTATAATATGTATTATAACCCAAAACGTTTTGAAGAACAAGGCTATTCGGGCTTCTTGCAGTGTCAAGATAGGCACATCAGGGCGATCATGATCTGATTCTCCCATCAAGTGTCCTGTAGCCCGGGCCCAGATTTTTTCAACGCTGTTCATAGTTTGCATGATTCGCAGTCTTCATCGAGATCAAAATCAATTTCATCCAACGGTGCGACTGCTTCATCTTCGGCCTTCATCTTACTGCCTGCTTTGTTGATCAGGCTGTAGTAGAATGTCTTCAGTCCCCAGTAATGTGCCTGCATCAAGTTCCGAGCAATCAGGGTTGTAGGAACTTTGCGATCAGCAAAGTGTGCCGGATTGTAAAATGTGTTTGTGCTGATACTTTGGTCAACATAGGCTGCCAACACCGCCGCTGTTTTCAAGTAACCATCGCAGTCCTTTTGTGCCCACATTTGTTGATATTTGTTTTTCAACTTGTGATACTCAGGCACAACCTGTGTAAGGCTGCCTGCTTTGGATTCTTTAACTGAGATTAAACTCATAGGCATTTCAATACCGTTGGTTGAGTTAATAACAACTGAACTAGACTCTACCGGGGCAATGGCCATTGATGTTGCATTGCGAACACCATAACTGCGCATCTCTGCACGTAGACTTTCCCAGTTCAGTTCTGGCGCAAAGTCTGCAAGTTCGTTCACACCTTTGGCACGTAGTTCCCAGGGAAAAACACCTTGGCCGTAACGTGTTCGGTCCGAGTCCACACAACGACCACGTTCTTTGGCCAGTTCCACTGACATCTCTGTCAGGTAGTAGGCTTGATGTTCCATCCACGTCTTGACTTCAGCCAAGGAGTCTCGCTCTCCGTAGTCGAATCCACGTTTGGCGTGCCAGTAGGCAAGGTTGGTGACTCCGATTCCCAGTGGTCTGATTTCGTCGTTGGATAGTTTAGACTGGATGGAAAGAAAGTCTTGATAATCAAGAATGTTGTTGAGGCTACGATGCAGTATGCGACAAGCACGGCGCATGTCTTCTGGATTGCGGAACGCACCCCAATTGATTGAGCCCAAGGTGCAAAGTGCGATACGACCGCTATCGTCATCCAGACGTTTAAAGGACTTAGTAGGTAAAAGTATTTCACAGCAAAGATTACTCTGGTAAATGGTATGATATTCAGGATCAAACGGTCCTTGCTTCATCACGTTGTCAATGAACACAAGATAGATACGTCCTGTGTCTGTACGCTCTTTTAAGATGCCCGACTTGAACACTTCTTCTGCTGCCATAGTTTTTGTACGCAAGTCCTTGCGTTTTTCGTACTTGACATACAGTTCTTCAAACAGTTCAGTGTTTGAGTAGAAAGCTTCATACAGGTCTGGCACTTCGTTGGGATCAAAGAATGTTATTTGTTCTTTGTTTTTAAATCGTCTCCAGAAGAAAGCACTAAGCACAACCCCATAATCCATATGACGGACTCGGGTTTCTTCTGTTCCTTGGTTGTTTTTAAGTACAATAAGATCATCAAACTGATGATGCCAAATAGGATAGAATACAGTAGCACTTGCATTGCGGATACCTCCTTGTGAGCATGAGCGTAAGTCACCAAACCATTTTTTCAGGAATGGTCTCATACCTGTGTGCATAATCTCACCACCACGTATGGGTGAACCTAGTGGACGTAGTCGTCCAATTTCTAAACCAATGCCTGCACGTTTGCTGGCATACTTGGCCATCATTTCTCCGCTAGCAAATATACTGTCCAAATCATCGTCACTGCGGATAAGTACGCAACTACTAAACTGTTTAGTAGGAGTCCCGAGACCAGCCAGCACAGGAGTAGCAAGAGTGAACAGGCCATCACTGGCTGCGTTGTAATATTCTTTGATATAACGCATGCGGGCTGCATTAGGTTCTTCTTTATGAAAGACTGTAGCGGCTGCCACCATGTATCTAACTTGTGGAGTTTCATATATTTCCTTTGTACTTCTGTTTTTTACCAAGTACTTCTCTATCAGTTGTTCTATGGCCGCATAACTGTACTGTTCGTCTTTGGAATGATCAATAATGTCATTCATTCGATTCCAGTCATCTTCTGTGTACCACTCCAGCAGTTCCGGAGTATACAAACCTGTGGCCACATTGGTTTTTACTATTTCGTATAGATGTGGCGGAGTGTAACTTCCGTATACATCTTTACGCAACATGCTTAGTCGTTGCTTGCCGGCCACAAACTGATAGTTGGTATGTCCTACATCGGGATTAGATTCAACATCAATTAAATCTACTATGGCCCGGAGGGTGATACCATCAATTTCTTTGGTGGTGATGCCGTCGTAAAAGTGCAGTTGAGCTTTGATCTCCACCATACTCTGACTGACATCTGCTATACCTTGACATATTTTTGCTATTTGTGATTGCCACTTTTCGATAGCAATGGGTTCACGGCGCCCACTGCGCTTTACTACTGTTATTGTTGACATCTGCTTCTCTTGTTATTTTTGTTACTGGTACTTCTCATTAACCTGTAATTGGGTTAATTTTTTTACTATTTTTGCTTCTGGATTGATATTTACGACAGTTGACTTGTCCCAATTCAGTATATATTTTGATTTGTCGACCAGGACTAAATTATGACCCGTTTTTGTTAAAACCAGTTCTGCAGAGTGTATATCCGCACGTTCCAACAAAGTTATAGTATACAGGATTCCCAGCCCGCGAGCAACCTCGCAGAATATATTGTCATCCAATAATTGCCAGGGATCAGGCCAATCTTCTCGATCGTCCCAGTGCAGGTGATATCCGGTCCACGGAGATGAGAACCACCAGGCATTAATGTCTTCCAGTGCTGCATCAATGGGCAGAGTTTTGGCTCGAGTGCGTAGTTGTGTCCAACTATCCAGCCGGGATTCAAATGTTGCAGGCCAGACCACGTTAGGCCAAATGTGTTATACTATAAGTTAGTGTTGCGGCCAAGCCGGTGTTGGTACTAATGTACTTTACAAAAACCGTGCTGCCAGTCTGAGTCACAGTGAGAGTAATACCGGTATTGGCATTTTCTGTGTAGTCATCTGTGTAGTTTAAAGTGCCAGCGCCACCATTGGTGGTTATGTTAATAATACCAGTTCGATACGTTATACCTCTCACAATGGTATAGTTAATGCCAAGTGCGGCAACACCGCCAAGGCTGTATGCAATTGCATTGGTAGGAGAAAGCACATTGTTTGTTAATAAAACTGTAAGGCCCGACTCTCGAACATACGTGCCCATGGCCAACTGTTGACCGTTTGTAAATGCAATACTTGCTTCACCATTTAAATCAATACGTGGATGCACAATGGCATAGGCATCTGCCCGTTCAAACATGTCACCAACACTTATGTTGTTGGCAGACAAGAAATCTATGATTGTGGTGTAGGGTTGTGTTATACCACCAAAGTGGTTGCCGACATCGCCAAATGTGTTTTGTGCTGTGGCATTGCGATCAGAATAAAATATAATACCTTGGGCATATATAGTATCAAAATCGCAACTGGTAATTCCAAATCCTTGTGGACTGAATTCAGCACCATCAGGATTGACTTCTAATAGAACGCCGTTGAACAAGGTTGAAAAATGTGCGCCTGTGATACCTACTCCGCGCACATGTTGATCTGTTCTGACTCCGTAAGTTGTTCCAGTGAATCCGCAGTTGTCAAATTTAATTTGATGTACATCTAACGCATCACTACTGTCAAATCTAACACAGGCAGTGTTGTCTGTGTCCACGGTGAGATCTGCTGTGGTCAATGGTCCAACAAATTGCACTTGATTGAAAATACAGTCTGATGCTCGGTCAATAAACGCAATGTCCATTGGGTCAACGGATTGGAAACACATGTTTTCAATTGTAATACTTGTGGGCGGTGTTGCACTGTTTGTGCCAATGTTGGCACCTGTTTGTTGTAAACTGTCGCTGGTCTGTACCACGTATGAGGCTGCCGATCCAGCAGCCATTTGAATAATACTGTTCCGAGGGCCTTCACCTTGCAGTGTGGCATAAGGAGGAACATTGATTGTGCCAGTGACAAGATACACACCTGCAGGGAAAAATAAACTTCTGCGAATTGCAGGATTTACTTCACGACAATACAGTTGATAAAGTGCGCGGTTAATGGCAGCAGTATCGTCTGTAATGCCGTCGCCTACTGCACCAAAGTCTTTGACAGTGGCAAACTGATCCATCCAATTTTGGAGAGATAATTGTACTGGAGTTCCGGGCGATGGGCCAGTTTGTACGGTGTATCCGGTGGCTTCTTCGCCGCTGTAGGTGTAATCCTGTACCAGTGGAATAATTTCAGAAAATTCTGTTAAGATTTCAGTGTTGCCAATAACTGGAGCACCTTCTTGTAGTGTTCCGTTACCAATGAACAATCTGCGTTCGTCAATACTCCAACCGAATTCAGCACCAGCCAGTTGCGGTAGATTTTCCTGTAACCCTTTACGCTGGGTAATTCGCGAAATTTGTACAATAGCCAATTTAGTTGTCCTCTGTGATTAACTATTTAGCATATAATACTGCTCTACTCGTTTCCACCAAAGACCGCGATATTTTTCAAACTCATTGCCTTCTAGTACAAATTCCTGGTATTCAGGAGTTGTAAGCACATTGCCCATGTCATCAGTTGTGGGTTTGACACACATTAAAATAACACCTTTTTTAATCTTTGTTCCGTGCAGTTCGTTATGTGCTTCTGCATAGGCGCAAAGTTGTAAAAAGTAATCGTCGATCCATTCACGTTTTTTAGGCTTGTTGGTTTGTTTGTAGTCTATAATGGCTTCTTCGTTTAAGTGCAAACCGGCGGCATCAGTTGTGCCGGCGTAAACTGTTGGAAAATACAACGGAACTTCGTATCCCCAGAACTCAGTGACACGGTCAGTAATTCCTTGGTCAATTACCACTTGTGCCATACTATGACTTGCCCACCCAAATGGATTTGTGCCGCGATCTTTAAGTTCACCATTTTTTACATAGTGCTCTAGGTACGTATGCATACGTGTGCCGCGGTTGGCTGCTTCTGTGGTAATCTGTTGTGCCTTTTCATGACCAACACGTCGGCGCCATTGTTCAAGAATTAACTTCTTTTCTTCCGGCTTGGTTTTGTCAAGTATGGTTGTGACACTGGGTAACTTGTTGCCGTCAGGTGTGGCATAGAAACGTTTGCCATTTACTTCTACACGTGGCACAGGGGCATAGTTAAATTTTGGATTGTACATGTTGCAAATGAGAGTTGTATATGTGTTTATGGGCGTCTGACAGTTTGTCAAACAGTTTAGAATTTAGGGTGTAGCTATCAGTATCAGTGCGATTATCATAATCTGCGGTAAATTTTAAATATTCTGTAAATGTTGATTCTGTGTTTCGTTCATTATTCATAATAGTAGACAACATTGACGTGAAATATCCGTTGAGTACATTGGTACGTTTGTATTTTTTAAACACGGTGTGATTTACGCATTGCTCTAACAGCTCAATTAGTTGCGGGTAGTATTGCGATGATAAACTTTCTACCATCAATGACTCTGGTTTATACAAGTGTATGTTTGACATCCATAAATCTGTTTGTGTTTGATCGGCCCAGTGTTCCCACCAATCGAGATAATCCACTGCATAAAAAATATTGTTCAATGAAAATACAGGACTAACTGACAACGAAAATTTTCCCGGGCATTGGCGAGACAGCAAATTGAATGTTTCTAGGTTATCTTCAATTTTGTTAAATTTAGCAGGCCATCTCACATAATGATAATTTTCCCCAACGCTGTCGATGCTTGAAAGAAATTCTATGCGTTTGAACAATGCAAATTTTTCAGAGAATTTTTCAGATATGCTAGGCACAAGACTGGTGGTAATACGCAGTGTAGTTGTACCTGCTAAGTTTTCTGCAATCAGCCAATCAACTAATTTTAAAAATCCAGGTTGCACCATTGTTTCGCCACCAATTGGATGTACAATAAAGTTATCAGTTTTGTTATGTTTGCGACGAATCATGTCAACTAAGGTATTCCAATAAATCTCGTTTGTTGAAATATCAATTTCGTATTCAGGCACAGCCGGGCGATCCATCAGCTTGGACCATAAACTACTATCATCTTCGTTACAACTGCGACAGGCCAAATTACATAAATTGCTGAATTTCATTCCAACTTGGAATTCAGTTGTTTTTCTGGACTGTTTAAATTGCGCCAGTTCATCAACTGAGTAACCCAGCATATATTTTACACGTTCTGATTGTGCTTGATTTTGTTCATCGTGTGTGCATCGCCAGCAATGCTCTGACACAATGTTTTTTGACATGTCTTGCTTGACATTTTCTATAAAACTAAAATCCAGATCTTTATTTGTTTTAGATATATCTAAATTACAACAAGTTGTAACTTTAAATTTGTCAAATTGAAATCTGAAATCGTATGCAGAATAAGGTGCTGTGCAAAATTCAGGATTATTTTTAATCCATTGAATTGTTTGTGAGGTCATATTCTGAATGATTCTCCACAGCCACACCGATCGCGTTCATTTGGATTGCGAAATTCAAAACCTTCATTGAGTCCTTGTCGCACATAGTCAACTGTGATGCCTTGCAAATACGCACCGGATTTAGGATCTACAAATACTCTACAGTTGGCACAGTCAAAACACTGATCCTCGGGCTGTGGATTGTCTACATATTCTAACACATAGGCAAGTCCAGAGCAACCAGTGGTTCTGACTCCAAGTCTGATTCCTTCACCGTGTCCACGGCGAGTTAATGTTTGTTGAATTTTTTGAGCGGCAGCATCAGTTAACGAGATCATGCTTCTTACGATAGTCGTCTACAGCCGCTTTGATTGCGTCTTCGGCTAGAATGCTACAATGTATCTTCACGGGGGGTAAGGCCAATTCTTCAGCGATGTCGGAGTTTTTGATTGCTCCTGCTTGGTCGATGTGCATGCCTTTGACCCATTCGGTAATAAGGCTCGAGCTCGCAATAGCCGATCCGCAGCCATACGTTTTAAAACGTGCATCTGTAATAATACCTGTATCATTATCGACCTTTATTTGTAATTTCATGACATCCCCGCAAGCAGGTGCGCCAACCATACCAGTGCCAATATCAGTATCAGTCTTGTCAAAAGATCCGACATTCCTGGGATTTTCATAGTGATCAACTACCTTTTCGGAGTATGCCATGTGTGTTTACTCGGGTTTAATGTTGGATGCTTGCAGGCCTTTTTGTCCTTGAACCACATCGTATGTCACACGTTGATTTTCTTTGAGGACTTTGAAGCCTTGCGTCTGAATTGCTGAATAGTGTGCAAACAATTCTTCGCCACCTTCGTCTGGAGTAATAAACCCAAAACCTTTGGTTTCATTAAACCACTTTACTTTACCTAATGCCATATACTGCTACTACTTTCTGTTTTAATTTACTGATTTACAATTACTTTGTACAAGTTCTTGTGTCTACCTACCTCAAATGTATTATACTACATTCTGCATGTATTTACTATCATTTTGGTTCTTTTATCCAGGGCTTTTTGCGATCACTGAAAGTAATTGGTTTGTATTCGTAATCTTCAGGGCAAAACTTACATTGATCAATTTGATTGTCAATCGTGTCAATAAATTCTTTGCCTCGGATGTCAAATTCATCAACGGTCAACGGCTTATAGCTGTGTAGCATAGCACGATCCTCATCGCTTATTTCAAAATGGTATTGATCATCAAATTCGGGCATTAGAGCGGCTGGACCGCATTTGTAGATTTTCCCATTGATCATGTGATAGTTTTTAAATCTGCGGAAAGTGCAGTTTTCGTGTGCCCGTGCAGGATCACTTTGATACAATGTGTACTTGTTGTCTGGCAGTTCAATGATATTGCTTTGAACAAACTTGTTGCTCATCCAGGCGTGAATTTTTAATTTTTTATCATTAATAAATTGATAATCGCTACCAATTGGATCATCCTTGCGTTGCGTTTCTACAACAGTGGGTCCCAAGAAGTTTCGTACACGAGCAAATATTTCTTCTCGGTCATTGGGATTGTGTATGCTAATGCCTAGCCAATTGCCTACCTTAGGATCAAGTGCTTCTTCAAGTCCTTTGACACAGTCAATTCTAGTGCCGTTGCTTTGGACTTGGGTTCCTGAATGGTTGGGCCATAGTTTATTAACGCCAGTGATCCACTTGACAATGTCAGGATTAAGCAAGGGTTCGCCACCAAGGATTACAGGATGTCGTATGTCTATTTTCTCGGCCCAGCGGGTGAGAACGGGTTCTGCTTCTGCCCAGCTTTGCCATCCGCTAAATTTATAATTGTTATATCGGTTACAGCCGTTGCAAGTTAAGTTACACACGTTGGTGATGTAGAATTCTAACTTGTCAATCAAGATTTTTTGTGTCATGTAACGATATTTAATGCCAGTGACGGCGAGGATGTGTTATTGGCGACGCTTCAAGGCTGCTTTGGCATTGCTGTCAACAACTTCACGTGCTTGGTCAACACTCATGCCTGTGGTGGCTTCGGTGTTGCCTTTGAATCTAACTATGCCTGAATTTGGTTCAAGTGGTTCAAGCAAGTTGCTCAATGGTTCACGGCTGATCATGTCACCAAGATTTTGTTCAGTTACGTTAACGCCCATTGACTGAGCTAAATCAATAAATGCTGCTTGACTAATTTGTTTTGAGGCTGCTTCGTCTTCGGCTCTGTCGCTGAGAAACTGAGTCAGCGCCGCTAGTTTAAGGGCGCTGTTGGCAGTTTCATTAAACTCACGTAGACGCATTATCTGCGCTCGCGACCTAGTCCAGTTTTAACGGGCTCTTCAAGGTCTGCTTCTGCATCGGCAGCAAGTGCATCTAGTTCTGCACCAGGTTCAGCAGGCATTTCAGCACCAGCATCCATGGCTGGCATTTCTGCGCCAACATCAGGAGCCGGTTCGCCTGGCACTATAGGTGCTTGACCTGTCACTGTGCCCATGGCAGTTTCTAATTGAATCTTGGATTGCTGTAGGTTCTGTACCATACCACCCAGTGCGGCAGTGGCATCTGCATTGAATTTTGTAGCTTGGTCATAGCCAATTTCGTTACGGATCTGATCAACTAATGCTGGCAAATCTTTGAATTGTATAGAAGTAACCTGTTCAATCATGCGCTGAACTTGATCAACCATGTCTTGACTGGCCAAGATAACCTGTGCTTGTTGTACTTCGCTCTCGGCCAAGCGACGGCCTGTTTTACGACGACTTTCGGCAGCCATTGCGGCAGACAAGGCAGCACCTTGTACCATCTTTTGTTCGTCTGGCGACAGTGTCTGACCGGCAGCACTCTTGGTCATTGCGGCTTTGAGTTTAGGATCAGAAATTTTACTTATAGCCTGTTTTGTTTTAACAGGATCAGGTTGTCCCAATGCGTCGGCACCTGCGGCTGGTGGAATTTCTTCTTTGAGTTTTTTAGTTAAAACTTGTTCAAGCATTACTAACTTTAGGTATGCCGAATCCTGTTCACTTTTATGGAATGCAGGTGTGCGGCGATGCTCGCCCAGTAATCCACGCACCCGGCCTAACATAGCATGTGCTTGACGCTTTGAAATTGATTCAAAGGTAATGCTTTTACCAAAGTAACTTTCAAATACTTTAGCGACTTGTTTTGTTTGCGGCAGCACGGCCAATTCTTGCAGTTTCATTATCGAATCCTCGTTGTTGATAATATTTAGCCCAATTCACACATTTGGCTAATCTATTTTCTATTTCTTTTTTCTTTAAAATCTTGTTTTCTAACTTGGTCAGAATGATTTCACGTTGATCGGCATTTTTAGTACGATCACCAATGGCAGCCCTGGTGCCGATATCCACGGTTAAATGGTATAAATTGTTGTCTAACTGTATTAAATCGCGGGCTACATTGTACTGCTTGAACTTATCAGCAATGCACCAACTCAATGCTGATTTAGTAGTGTGAAAAACGCCAACATCAGTTAAGGCACAGTGTACTCTGTAGCCTAGACTTTCTTTGACAATGCTGTAGCGTCCAAATACTGTATAGTCTCCATCAGAATTTTTCCAGATGCTGTTGTGTTCTAGAGTGGGGAATTCTTTAAGTATTTCTCGGGAAATTTCTTTATCTATTTTCATTTAAAAACATAAGTTACAAGCAGCCAGCCAATAACGCCGGTCATTGCTCCTAGTATGCCCAGCCCCCACGAAATCAGTTGGTCGTTGCGTTTGGCAGCCATGTCTCTGACCATATCACGTATCTGAGCCACCATCTGCTCTAGACTGGCAATCTTAGCATCTACATTATCTAAACGCAGTTCCAATTGACTATAACGTTCTGCGCACAGTTCTACGTGTGCTTCTAGACTTTTTTTCTCAATAGCAGTGGTATCAACCATGTTGGGTCTCCAATGCATTATTTATGGCCATTGGGGCAAACCATATGTTCTGTTTCTTGCCATGAGTAATCAAAACAGTGGACATTTCTGGTCTATTGTCTAGTCCAAGCAACATAGGAACACCTTCTGCATCTGCACGTAGCACAGCAGTTAAATCATCATCAGTTCCGTAAATGTTATCAGTTTCTGTTTCAAATTCAAACATCCAAGCACGATTTAATCGGTCCACACTGGGTTCTTGTATGCGGAACAACTGTGTGCGGAGTCCCAGTATTTGTGTAAGTGTTTCCCAGTTGCGCTGTTGATTTCTAGCACGACCCCAGTCTGACTCGTCGGTTATGACATTGCCAGCATGATCACGGAACGGCACACGGGCTGGTTTGTAGTGCCCGGTAACTCCGGTGGCAGTGATGTCAAAGAAAGTTTGTACTACAAATCTCATGAGGTCTTTTTGCTTAGTTCGTACAAGACTTCAACCTTGTTGCACAATTCATCCAGTGCCACATTGTTATGACGTGATTCAAATATTTCTGCCCAGCGACGTTTGTTTTCAAGTTCTTCAAGTTCTTGTTTTAGTTTGGGGTCTTGGTAGTGCAGGGATTTTGAACTGTTTCCAGGTTGGCGAGCATACACTGTGCGTCCACCATCGGGACTTTCAAATATTGTTACTTCAGTTATTTTGCTTACCATCATGATCGAGTATTTAACGTCAAAAGAAAACCCTGGGTTTTATTCCAGGGTTTTTGCGTCAAAAACTATTTAGATTAGTTTGTGAATGTTGCTGTAGCGGCTGTAGTAACAGCGTAGCCTAGTGAAGCAGTCAATGCAACATCTAGATCTTCACCGTTAGCGTAGTTCCATGCACCAGTTGGGTATGTGGCCAAAGCCAATGTAGCTTGGTTAGAACCCACTGTTGTGAATTCATACATAGCGATTGTGCATTTAGTTTGAATAGTCAAGAATGCAATGCCCAATGAAGTAGCACTTACAGTAGCGTTACCAGTGAAAGTAACTGTACCGAAGTCTAACTTAGGACCTGCAACGTTAACTGTTGCACCACTGGTTACTGTGTTAGCACCACTGTTCCAGCCTGCGCCAGGTGACGAAGGTGTTGTACCAGCATCCATGTTGACAACTGGTTGAAAGTTGCCGTTTACTTGTGTAATATAAGCCATTTTAAATCTCCTTAGTATATGGTCGCTTTGGACCTGCAATTATTTATGCCGTTAGGAAAAAAACTCTGATTAGGCTGTTTGATCTGGGTTGTTTAGAGCACGATTTCCGGCACTGAATCCAAAGCGATTTACCAGTTTAGCACGGCCTGCAGGGGTGGCCAACACCCAGCCTTCTTGCCCGGGCTGTTGACGATCTAGCTGTGCCAACATGTCTGTTTTGATATCATGCAACAACAAAAATGCAGTGAATGCCGCAGTGATACCTGACATGTTTGTGCGTGGACTTTGCAGGTATTCCACAATGTTGTTGAACTTGCGTGGCGTTACATTGGTTTTTAGCCAGTCTCCAAATCCGTGTAGCAAATTATCGTAGTTGCTGGTGATTCTAGAATTGATATAGCGTTTGCACAACTGTGGCAAATCAGTAATGCCGGCAGCACGTAGATCAGCAGGATTGAACAAACTGTCAATGGCAGAGCCTTGTGTAGATATAATTTGACTCAGTTGTTTGACCAATTGAGCATTTAATTCAACATTGCGAATGTCTTTGACGCTGGGCTCAATCAACAACAGGCCAGGAACTTCGTTGAGTGTGACCTGCTTGATTGCTTCAGGTGCGGCATCAACATCACGATAACGTGTGTGGACAGCAACACCCACTTCACTGCGACCAATGCGTTGTCCCAGCTTACTGCTGGCAGGTATCTTGTATTCAACAAAGTTTGGACGGAACACATAGGCGCCAGCAACTTCTGGCGGTGTGTTGGTGTACAGTAAATCGCCCTGTACAAATCCACGCATAGAATCTGGGGTGGCTGCACGTAACAATGGGAATAACTTTTGATAAAGCCCAATCAGCTCTGTACGGTCACCCGACCGCATGGCCATCATTCTAGCAATATGATCTGGTGATGTTGCTAGGCCGTCATAACCTTTGGCACCAAATCCGCTTTTGTCTGTGAGCACAAATGTGCCATCGGGCTTGCGGCCAAATATGATCGCAGGCTTGCCGTCCCATTTGACTGTGGTTGTACCACGTGTGTCTTCGGCAGCATGACGCATAATCTCAACTGCATCACGAATACCACGTGTGCCTTTTTCAAACACTAGATCTTCCAGGTGTTCGATCCGTGCATCTTTGGCACCTTCCACAATCACTGCCATACCTTGATTCACAATGCGATCACGCAGTCGGCTCAGGAAGTTCACTTCGTTGTATTCTTTGTATAAGGGTTCTTCACTTTCCATAAAAGGCACGCCAATTTTAGCAAAGTGTTCACGTGCATCTGCCAGTTTAGCATCACGTTTGGCGTCGCCTTCCAGTGCGGCCACAATGGTTTCTACACTGTGTAGGTCTTTGCTGGTGGCTTGTTTATTCAACAACAGCTTGGCAATCTTATCTGGATCATCACTGATGACTTTGTTGGTGGCACGGTCAGCAATGCCTGAGTTCTGATTCAACTTGTAGCCCATGCTTTTGGCAATACTGTTCATTAGTACATTACGTGCTGATCCACTGTACTCGCTGTCAGGTGCCGCACTCAATACAAACTTAGAAAACGGCACATTGGTCAAGAACATAAAGTCTGTTTGCACATATCCAGAATTGGGATTGCCCGTAATTGGAGTTTTAAAGTGTACACTGATACCAGACTTTTTGATATAGTCTTCTGGTTTGAATCCGTGGCTTTGACACCACTGTGTCAGTCGTGCAACCAACTGTTCTTTGCTGACTTGATTGGCATCCACTGCCAAATCCAAATCGCCCGACGTGGGTTTTCTACCTGTAGATCCCAAGGTGTTGTTTTGCAAATCCAGCCCTGGCAACATTAGGTCAAGCCAGGCCAAGGTGGGATTAACATCCGCTTGGTTAATGCGCTGTGTTAGTATACGGCCACTTGCGTCTTTAAAAACATTGCCGCCTTCTTTTAATATCATACAGTGTATCCCATACCTTGTAGCATGGTGTCAATTACTGAATCACCTGAGGTAGATAGTTTTTTGTTGCCGGTGGAGCCCTGAATTTTTTTCCCGGCTGTGGTTAAAATTTGAGCAGTCAACCCGGCATCGTTTAACAATTTCACTGCACTGGGTCCTGTCAATTGACCTGTGGCCGGTGCAGTGCCAGCGGCTGCTCCGGGTTGCCCTGCGGGTTGCCCAGCCGGTGTTGGTTGCTGTCCATATGCAGGCGCTTCGGGTGATGCGGCCTTCACAGTATTTTGTGATGTTACCAGTTGTAGTGCAGCCAGGGCAGTTAAAATATAATTTTTAACTGCTTCTTTAGTTTTTGCAGGATTGCCCTGGGCACCGATAACTTCTTGTTTGGCTGCATCTAGCTGTGGTCCTAATTCAGATCCTTCAGCGTCTGTTAATCCAAGCATTTTGTACGTGGCCGAATCGCGCATGGCAACTTTTTTATTGGCAAACTCTAAGAAGTTTTTCTCATAATCTGGATTGGCAGGTGGTTGTGCTTGTCCGGCAGGTGGTTGTGCTTGTCCGGCAGGTGGTTGTGCTTGTCCGGCAGGTGGTTGTGCTTGTCCGGCAGGTGGTTGTGCTGGCTTTGGTTGACCGGCAGGTGGTTGTGCTTGTCCGGCAGGTGGTTGTGCTGGCTTTGGTTGACCGGCAGGTGGTTGTGCATCAGTATCGGGTTGCCCTGGTTTTGGCTGACCTGCAGGCGGTGTGGCATATTTTTCCATACCCGGCATCTTCATCACGTTGTCGTAATTGAATCCCTGAGCATTGACAGTGGCAGGTGCGGGTTTGGTAGCAGATTGTGCACCAGCCGCTGGTGTGGCATATTTTTCCATGCCAGGCATCTTCATCACGTTGTCGTAATTAAATCCCTGAGCATTGACAGTGGTAGGTGCGGGTGCGGGTTTGGTAACAGGTTGATTGGCCACTGCGGCTTTTTCGTTGATGTTAATAATACTTTCTAAGATGTAATCAAAATTATAATAGTTTGATTCACGCTGTAGTTTCTTCATCGAAGTACTACCATCTGGATTGGTAATTAACTTGTTTTGACTTCCGCCAACGTAGTCTTTGAATCCCGAGCCGGTCTGGGTGGCAGTTGTTTTGCCAGCGGCACGTTTACCTTGCAATTCTTTTTTCTTGGCAGCAATTTGTTGAGGAGTTAATTTGGTGGCGGCCGCAGGTGTTTGTGCTGGTGCAGGTGTTTGTGCCGGGACTGTCGCAGGCGCTTGTGATGCTGGATCTGTTAACCATTCATCAGCATACTGTGTTGCCAGTTTGACCATTTGTGAATTTTTCTTCACAGCGGCTAATTTTTCTGCCGGCTTAAGGATACCTGCACTTGATGCTCTGAAGTCTTGCGTTGTTCCTACTCCAGGAGATACAGCTTGAGCAAGAGCAGTTTTGGCCACATTGCCAACGCCTTTTACCACATCCCAAACGCCTTCGTCTGTGCGACGTGAACGATTTAACTCATGAATTTGCATCAGTTTTTCTCACAGTTCTTGTAAATTTGCCGGGGTCGCGCAGGTTGATGGCATTGATCAACTTGCGTTGCAAATTTTTAGCTGCCTCAGGCTCGTAACTGGAGTCAATCTGCTCTAGCAGGCGTATAGCACTGGCAATGATGTTACCAGCACGATTTTCGATAACATAGCGGGAGTCGCGCTCCACATACATGCTGTCTAATTCTTCTAATAAACTACGAGTTTTCTTTTGCATTTGGGGTAGGCCCTTTTTATTATTTATTGTAAAAAAAGATTATTAGCGTCAAAATTGGTTGTCGAATGTTTCTATATATCGGTTTATAGTTTGGTAAATTTCTTGAGTATTTGTAGGGAAACTAGTTTCATCTAATAGGCACCCAACAGATTGCTGTGCCATTAAATTAAGTATGGCCTGTTCCCATGGGGTGCAATCAAACTCCATTGGATTGTTAGCTAATCCCATTTCCAGAATATTTTTGCATTTTTTCAAGGCCTGTACTCCGTGATTTGCCGTTATGAATTCATTCCATACTGTTGTCAATGATGCATCAGGATTCCAGGAATGATTTAAAAAATTTGACAATTTATTCATTTCAGAATACAGTGCAGTAAGATCAAATAAACTTTCCATAGGAAAATCATAAATGCAAGCTGATTCTGACCATCTCCAATTTCCGGGCATTTTGTATCCATATTCTAGAAATTTTAATTTGCTAAAATAATCATTTCGCAACAAATGCGGGGTTAATTGAATATTATTTGGAATGTTTTGTTTTTTCTTTTCTACAGGAATGTCACCAGCTCTACAATCAACGTTTATTTGATATATTGTTTTGCCGTAATCAGTATTAATCTGTAGTCGAATTACTGATGCTGGATCAACAGTTGGAATGTTAAATTCACTGTAATGCCCTGCAACAACTATTCTACTATCCATGTAGTCAACATCCTTACGAATGCCATGGCTAGTGCCTAACTTTGTAAAAATTTTATCGACGCGGGGACATCGAAAAATATAAACATTAACCAAATATTCAAGAAAATGTCCATGACTTCCGGAATAAAAATCTAATAGTATCATCGATAAATTCCAGTCGGTCCTCGGCCGAGCCAGTAGTCTGAACAAGGGCCTTCCCTATGTATATCTGTTGTAAGGCAGTGCAATCCGCCATCCCAAAATCCACGGCACCTAAAATCAATAATATGAGGTGTTATGCCCATTCTTTCTAGCTGTTGGCAAGCATGATCATTTTCTGCTATACAAAAAATATTACTTTCATCTACTACTAACATATTAACTTCAAAACCTGTAAAGGAATTTTGGTACTGAGGAATAATGTATAATGTATCCCCTAGTGTCATTGCCCAGTCTCTAGGAGTTATAGGAGGCTTAATAAGATTTCCCTCGTTGTCGACAAACTTAGATTTATTGTCAAACACAGGACGATGAACTATAATGCTTAATTCTTGTAATTTTTGTTCGAATTTTTTAAGATCTTGTTTAGTAAGCTCAGTAATATATCCAAATAGATCTTGTGCTTGATTGTCAAAATCACAATACCACTCAGCAGGATAACAATCACCTAACCAAACTTCTTTTAAGGGCTGGAATCCAGTATGACTTGAAATCATGATTGCTTAATCTGTCCAAGTAGTTGTTTAAGTTTGGCACTTTGAACATCTGCTGTGACTTTTTCTGTAACTTCGAGTTTTAATTCTTTGCTACCAGATTGATAATCCCAAGCGTGTTTTCCTGTTGGCTTTTCCCACTTCGTAGATGTACCACTGGTTGTTTCAGCATCAGCAGGCTTGAGTTGACTTTTTGCTTTGATTGAGTCCATAAGTGAACTTTGGGGACGGTTGTACCCTGTTCCTTCGTCCCCGCCTTCATCAGTAATGCGCATAGTTTCAATGTTATACTCCAAATCAATTTTTTGACCAACGCCGGTCGAGCTTCGAGACTTCATACACTGTATCTGATACTTGCCACGTTCTTTCATAGCACGTGAAGTAAAGATACCAAACACATTGTCTGCTGTGTTAATTTTACTGATACCACCTGAAATATGGCTGTGGTCAAATTCAATTTCTTCCACAGCACTACGATTCAACTGGCTTGCTGTAACCATCAGCACTCCAAGTTCTTTGGCCAAATTACGCAGTTCTTCACTCACATACTTGTCCTTGACAAACAAGTCGTTGGGGCTGACCTTAGCACTCACTGGCATTAACAAGTCCAGGTAGTCAATCATCAGGAAGTCTACTTTAATCCCTGTTTGTATTTGTACTTCTTTGATATAACTGCGGATGTCATTGATGTTGCTTTGCGCTGGCAATGCTTTAACACGATACTGTCCAGATTTTTTAGCAACCAGTTTAACTTTGAGTTCTGTTGTATCAATGTCCTTACGTATGTCTTTTGTTGACATGTTGGTCAGCATTGCATCTGTACGCAAACTAGTAAGTTCCTCACTAAGTTCTAGTGTAATGTACACACCACTCAGTCCTTGTTGTAACCAGTTAAGTGCAATGTTCATCATAACCAAGCTCTTGCCGGAACCAGATCCGCCTGCAAAAATGTTTAGTTCACCACGACTGAATCCACCATACAATAACCGGTCCAATTGTGGCCAGCCTGTAGAAACCTGCCCACCCGAGTTGAAGTATCGGTTAATGCGAGCCGCAGGATCAGCAAAGTAATCTGTGCCCATGTCTTTGGTGAGTGATATTTGTACAGCATCTTTAATAAGTTTTTCAACTGGTTCAAACTCGCCTTTTTCTAACAGGTCTGCACTTTTAAGAATAGCACGTTCAAGTTCTTGACGCTTGGTAAATCCCTCAAACTCGGTCATGAACCAGTCAAAGTGTCCTTCGTTCAAGTCCGGCACTGGTTGCAGTTTGATGCCGGTGGTCGCACTAATCTGCACCTTGTCAGGCATGGTCTTGTGTTTGTCACTGTGCTCTTTAATAAACTCAGCCGCAGGACGCAGACTCCGGTCAAAGTTTTGTGGGTTGTAGATGTTTTGAACACGCACATAACTGCCGGCGTCTTCTAACATCATTTCTAAGAATAATCGTTGGACTTCAAGTCCGTAATCTTTTAACAAGTTGTTTCTTCCTTAGTTCTATTTTAATTCGACTGCTCTCACTCGATTGCATTATAGTTAGCAGTGTTGCTAACTTGCCCCAGAGTTTCACAGCATCGTTGATATCTTTGACACCCGCTGGCCAGTCCGGAATGCTTACTGCCCATCCCAGTTCCACAGCACGATCGATTAATGCCACGCCTGCGGCATCTTGGTCTGGCACCACAACAACATTGCGTCCTAAGCTACGTATTAGTCTTGCTTGGTCATCACTTACTTCGTTGTGCATCACAGCCACACCACTGATACAGAGCGCATCAAAGATACCTTCTGTCACAATCACATTTTGCCAACCTGCTTGCTGTAGGTCTATACCAAACACGTAGCCTTTCTGCATGTCATTGATGTAACGTGGATTACGATCATCCAAGAAACGTACGGTGCTGCCTACCACTTGATTGTTGTACGTAAACGGAACAATTACACCTGCTCGTGTTGTGGCAGCCACCATGATGGGATAGTCTTCCGGCACAT